TAGATGCGACTACCGGGAAACCCGTTCGTGCTTCAGCATCCCTGGTTATTGCGTACCCACGCATTAACGCAGATCATGCCTCCATGAACCAGTTGGTTGTTGGCCTCGTCTCGTTCCTAATCGGAGCGGTAGGCGGAGGTTCAGTAACCAACCTTGAGACCACACTTGGGCGTATCTACAACGGCGAGACGTAAGTCTCGCGGTAGAGGCAATTGCCTCACTTAGATACTGCTCCACCCCCGTTGCTACTAACCTTCCACAGGTTAGTGCTATGAAGGGGGACAAGTCTTCTCGATCAGTAGCGCTTCTTTGCGCTTCAAGTCCCTAAACAAGGGGCTAACTGATTGTGATTAGCAGGGCTTCTTTGCCCGTATACATCCCAAACAAGGATGTAGCTAGTCTTCGACTTGTGAGAGATAGGGCTTTATAGCCCTGTCTCTTTGGTGGTTTGGGCGCGACGCGACAAACTGAAAGGGGGCTATAAACCCTCTTCAGCAGTTGAGTTCCATCGTATTGTAGATGCATTAAGGTTAGGTATAAACCGAAACCCGTAGTCCACAGAGTATATACTCATATGGAAAGTACCAAACAGTTGACCCTAGAAGGGCACTTGTTCGAATGCATCGCTCGCGATGTAGCAGTCAAGCATCAGATCATAATGTTGTTGGAATGGCGCCGAAAACTCGGCTCTATTTTTAACACACGTAAACTACAGTTTTTAACTGTAGATTTACCTGCATTCGGCAAATCGATCGAAAGATCGATTTTGACCGGTTGTAGTTTGGACACTGCACCACCTTGGGAGTTCCTCGGAGCTCTCTGGGAAAGGTTCCAGTTATCTGGTGACCCTGCTTTGTTGAGAGACATCAGGCAGTTGACATACTTATTTTATAAGTATGAATTACCATACGATCCGACCCTTGTTAACAAGGTGCTCGAATCGTTTGTTGAGGTCGATCACTCGTTGCCTAAAGGCTTCGAGTCTACCGATCCTGTACTGCGCAAAGCACGCACGTTTATTACGCGTGTTCTTTGCGCCTTCGATCATAGGGCTATCAGCCCTAAGCACGGTCCTGGAGCAGTTGCTACAGGAGAACGTGTGCAACAAAAGTCCGTTTTTAAACGGATTTATCGCCAAATTGAAGCCGTATACCCACATTGTGAGTATTATCGCTTTAGTTTGTCGCATGTTGTCGATCGTGTTCAGGAGATCCAAGACATGACTGTCCTGGAGGATGGTGCGGCGAAAGTCGTACTTGTCCCAAAGGACAGTCGTGGACCTCGCCTGATATCGTGCGAGCCGTTGGAATACCAATGGATTCAGCAGGGTGTTGCGAGTAAACTCGTAGCACACCTTGAGTCTCATCGTCTGACTTCTGGTCACGTGAATTTCACGGATCAAGAGGTTAACAGGCGTTTGGCTCTAGCTGGGTCCATCGATAACCGATGGTCAACGCTCGATATGAAGGAAGCAAGCGATCGTGTTTCCGTGGCACTCGTAAAAGAGTGTTTCGCGGGAACGGGGCTCCTGGAAGCCTTATTGGCAACCAGGACGCCTCGCACGCTGCTTCCGAATGGTAGGCTAGTGCAGATGAACAAGTTTGCTCCAATGGGTTCAGCTTTATGCTTTCCTGTTGAGTCACTCGTGTTCTACGCGCTGGCCATAGCTAGCCTGGAAGTATATGGAAAACTTAGCCCTAAAAAGGCTAGGCAATCTGTATACGTCTACGGCGACGATATAATCGTTGAGAAGGGGTTAGAAACCTTTCTCTTCGAAGTGTTTCCTCGTTATGGACTTATGTTCAATACGAGGAAGTGCTGCTACACAAACTCTCACTTTCGTGAGAGCTGTGGTATGGACGCCTACAAAGGCGTCGATGTCACTCCGGTTAAATTCCGGTCTGTGTGGTCGTCGTCCAGCCCTACTGCCTTTGCGTCATTCGTCTCGTATCATAACGAGATGGTGGCGCGTGGGTACTCTGAAGTTGCGAAGTACATCAGAGAGCACTTGCGTGCTTTCTTTGGTGAACTTCCGGTTACAACGCGTTATCAGTCGTCCAGCATAAGCTGGTCGCCTGATAGAGAGCCTTTGGCTCTTGCGTTGTTCACTCCAGGAGTGAATGCAGTAATTGAGAATCGATACAAGTTTGTTCGACGTTATAATACGTCGTACCAACGGTATGAGATTCGCTCTTACACCATCCGTCCTAAGAAGTTAAAAACTTCGAACGACGGTTGGGAAGAATTGCTTCGGAGGACTATGTCCCCCGATGCGCATTCTCCA